ATCAAACCCTAGTAATGTATTACCCTTGACACTAAACACTTTGCTATACTCGTCAGCAATATAATGATGCAGTTTACGCTTACCTGTATCGTAAACCCATGCCTCACTTGCACCATGTAGTTTCGTAGGATGCACACTTACCAAATCAAGTTTGCTTGCAACATCCTTGAACAACTTCAAGTATTTCAGTTTAGCAACAATCTTTTCGACAGGCACTGCCTTGCGCTTACGTGGAGCCTTGCTTGCTTTCTTAATGCTAATGTAGCTGTTTAGGTCACCCAGTACACCGTCAATAAATTTGAGGATGTTACGAATCTGAATCTTACCTAAATAGCTGTAACCTTCTTTTAGTGACTCGTCACCGTCACTTAGTCGCTGGAATTCATCTTGCTTGCGCTTCCAGATTTCAACAATGATTGGGATATGTTGTGGCATGACATTGTATTTTGCAACAATATCAACTGTCTTTTCTGACACCTTACCAGTAGTCACAAAATCGTCAATCATACCTTCCATTTCGCCAGCCGCATCACGTGCCTTTTCACGCAATACTTCCTGAATGTTGGGGCGTGTTGCTACCACTTCTTCTTTGACAATACTAGTTTGACTAGTTTTTGTTTCACTTGTGGTTAGTGTTTTTAGCAAACGCTTAATGTCGTTTTGCAATGTCAGTTCCTCATGCTCAGTCAATTCTAGACCGCGCATAGTCATGCGTGATACCCAGCACAATGTTAGCAGGAATTCACTTTCATGCACCTTTCTAAGTTGCTTGGCTTCATCTGTACGCTTATTGTAGTCAAGATATTGGCACATCAATTCTTTTGCATCTTTTTTTGTATAGAATCGATTGTACCATGTGAAACTTCGGGCAAGGGCCGAGAATCTTTGTTCAGCATCAGGCTGAATCGGGAAGACAGGTTCCTCTCCCATGTATTTTGTATCAGCATCACGGGGGTTTAGTGCTTTTACAAACTGGTCTTCTGTGGGTTTTCTAGCCATACAATACTCCAAAGTTTCAATTGAAAACGTATTGTAGCACAGAAACCATTTATTGTCAACTGTTTGGGTAATACGCAGTCAAGTCTATTTACGATAAATAAGTAATAAAGTGAAATAACTATGCCTAGACTATCGCTTTGGCGTCCCAATAAAACGAACGATTACAACTTTTTTGATAGAACAATATCAGAACAGTTCACCGCAGGTGCCACGGATTTATATGTACATAAGTATATGGGTCCTACAAATCAAGGTCCATCGATAGATTATACTCAACCTGAGTATGATATATTAAGTCCAACTAACATACAGGATTTGCTATTCTTAGAAAATCGTGACAGAACATATGACCCAAATATCTACCGACTACGCGGGCATTACAATGTACAGAATTTAGACTTTGACTTAAGCCAGTTTGGATTGTTCTTAAACAACGATATCATATTCATCACCGTTCACTACAACGACATGATTGAATTAATCGGTCGTAAACTAATGGTAGGTGACGTAATTGAGTTACCTCACTTGCTTGATTATAACCCATTGAAGGAAACTATACCAACTGCATTAAAACGCTTCATGCAAATTACTGATGCTAATTATGCAAGTGAAGGGTTCAGCCCAACATGGTTCCCACACTTGTGGCGTATAAAATGTGAACCACTAGTTGATAGTGAAGAATTTAGTCAGATATTAACTGAACCAGTTAACCAAGACAACTATCTTGGATTATGGGATAAAGATAAAACATATCCTGCAGGATATGTAATTACATACGGTGACAAAAATTATAAGGCATTGATTGATGTTCCAGTTGGAATATATCCTCCTGATCCTACATATTGGGAATTAGATACTGCAAGTAATCTCAAAGATATACTTGCTACATACAATACAAATATTGCAATCAACGATGCAGCATTACAAGAAGCTGCTAGACTACTACCTAAGTCAGGTTACGATAATAGCAATTTATACATTGTACCTACATACGGTGAGTATTCAAGTGACGGTGTTCAATCTAATGCTATCAACAATCCTGCGCCACCAGTCGGTGTCAATACTGATTCAGCGGGTGCTCCCATACCAGTTGCATCCGGTACCGTAATGGTGATAAGAAATAAACAATACAAGAACCCAAGTGCAGTAATTAAAATTTCTAAGAAATCTATTAAAAGTATTTGGGATATGACTTCTGATATGGGTTATCAAAAATTAGATGTTTTTAATACTACTCATTTAGAAACTCTTACACTAGCACCAGAAAGAACAAGCACTGGTTCTGGTCAAGTAACTGGTAACAAAGTATTATCAGTATATTCTATGGGACCTATAGTAGGACCATACGGTACTGCTGATAATACATATGCTACTGCTGACGCTAACCCAGAATTACCAAACTTCACCGGCACAATTAGTACACAGATGGATTGGAGAGCAGATTGCGACCCAGCATTCCAGTTTATTGCTCGTAGTAGTCCTCGTACATTTGGTTATACCACTGGATATTTAGATGGAACTGGTGAAGCTCCTAATGGATTCCCAACTGGTGCTGGCATCAGTTTCCCACAAAATCCGCAAGTAGGAGATTACTTCCTACGTATTGATTACTTCCCGCAGATTCTTTATCGTTGGGACGGCAAGAGATGGGTTAGAATATCAGAGAAAGTAAGAACTGAGACTGGATTCAACCAAGCAAATCAATCACAATTGTCCGGCTTTATTAATAACACAGCACAAACAGAACTAACAGACGGTAGTTATGTACCACAGCGTCAAGCATTGTCAACTATATTAGGATTGACACCAGACACATTACCACCTAGAACTTAAGGATTTAAATGGCAGAATTTTTTTATGACAATCAGATACGCAGATTTTTATTACAGTTTGCGAAAATTTTTAGCAATTGGCAAGTAACCAAAGGCAAAGATCCTGCAGGTAATCCTATATTAGTCAGAGTTCCTATCATGTATGGTGATAGTAGCAGACAAGCAGCCACTATTATCGCTAATAATAGTGCTAGTAATTTACCAAGCGCACCTCTAATAACTTATTATATAAGTGCATTAGAATACGATCAAAAAAGAACTCAAGACCCTACATATACAGAAGTTATTAATGTTCGCCAACGTGCATATAACAATGAAACACAAAGCTATGACACCGTACAAGGGCAAGCATTTAACGTTGAAAGACTAATGCCAGTCCCATATACATTACGTATCAATGTTGATTTGTGGACTACAAACGTTAATCAAAAATTAGAATTAGTAGAACAATTGGGTACATTGTTTAATCCTGCAATGGAGATTCAAAGTACTGACAATTTTATTGATTGGACTAGTTTGACTGTAGTATATCAAGATGGATTAACTTTTAGCAGTAGACAGATTCCACAAGGAACTGGAAATCCAATCGATGTACTTACGTGGAAATTTTACATGCCAATATGGATTAGTACACCAGCTAAACTTAAAAAGTTCAGCGTTGTTGGAAAAATTATCAATAGTATTTTTGCAACAAAGGCAGTTGATGATATACAGGATGAAGATTTGTTATTAGGTACAAGAAGAAAAGTCACACCATATGGATATAAAGTGTTATTATTAGGTAACACATTACAAGTATTACCAGAAGCTACTGCATTTTATCCTGGAAACAATAATTTAGATTTACCAGCCAATCCTAATACAGACATATATTGGTCTAGTGTATTGAACGTAGCAGGTACAATAAAACCAGGCATAAGTCAAATATGGTTGCAGAATCCATTTATGGCAACTGATATTGTAGGTACGATTGTTCCTAATCCTAATGATGATAGATTATTAATTTATAACATTGATCCAGACACTTTGCCGCAAAATACATTAGACCCTGTCGATGGTGTTATCAATCCTCAACTAACAGGACCTAATGCAGGCTTACCCGGTTCGGTAAATGGATGTAGATATCTTTTAACTGACAATATTGGTTCACCCGGTAGTATTACTGTATCATGGGGCGGACTAATTGCACACGCAAATGATATTATTGAATATAATGCCGGTGCTAGTGCTTGGGTTGTTAGTTTCAATAGTTTGACTACTACACCAACTACACTAGAATATGTAACCAATCTAACTACAAATGTTCAATATCGTTTTGTTGATGGTACTTGGATGAAGAGTTACGAAGGATGGTACGGCGCAGGAGATTTTTCTATCGTCATCTAATACTGTGATAAATCATAGTATGAGCAATAGATCAGCAGGTGTTTTCTTTTACAGTATAAAAACATGCCGTTACCTATATCTATTGCGTACTGATAATAAGAATCCGGGCAACTGGGGTATTCCTGGTGGTAAAATAGATGATGATGAAACATTATTTGAAGGTGTTGCTAGAGAATGTCAAGAAGAACTCGGATCGTTTCCTGAGAACGCAAAACTAATTCCCATACAAAAATTCATCAATCATACATTCACATATCATACATTCTTTTGTGAAGTAACTGATGAGTTTGTTCCTACACTAAATGAAGAACATTGTGGGTATGCATGGGTAGGTGATAATCAATATCCTAAGCCATTGCATCCAGGATTGTTTAGTACCGTA